GGTTCCAGGGGAACGATGAAATCATCGCTGTATGCTCCTATTTTGCGTCAGCGCTTGATTCCGAAGAGACGCCTACCGGCCTCCTCGACCGCTGACTCGACTGTTTCGTTCGGTCTGGGCTTCCACGTACCTTCTGGAACCCCTCCAGAGCTGCCCTCGTCCACGATGGTAGCGACGGGCGAGCCCTTCACGTTGGCCGAGTCGCCGGGACCCTTGGTCGCGGCTGGCCTCGACCCGACTCTCGCGGCGCCGGGGAACACGACGCGGGTAAGTTGTTCGATGGAGAGTCGCCTGCCCACTTCTGGGTTCTTGAGGATGTAGTCCTCGACCTGCTCGATCTGAGCATCGGTCATCGGTTTTCCTTCGATGGCGTAGTTCTCCTTTACGGCATCGAAGTCCGCGCTGTCCTTGGCGAGTTGGCGCTGAGCGCGCTCTTCGCGCGAGTCAGCCTCGGTGGCAGCCAGGCGCTTCTGAGTGTCCTGGAGCCTCTCGGCAAGACCGCGGATAACCGGGTCTTCGTGTTCGAGGGCCGCAGCGAGTAGCTCGTCCCCCTCTTCCACTGGGCCACCGGACCGCGGCTCGCCCAATGCGGAATGGATGTCCTCTCGTAGGCCAGCGATTTCATCGAGGAGCAGATCGGCAGCCTCTGCGGCCTCCTCATCGTCGTCGCCTTCGGGCTCTGGCCTACGCTCCTCAGCCGGCTTGGGCGCCTCTTTCGGGGCCTCGCGGGGAGGCAGGCCCTCCTCAGCGCGCTCATCGTCCGTCAGGTTGGCGTAGAAGTCGGTGCTCTTCGCCTTCTCCTCGGCCTTGGCGGCCGCGTCGTCGGGAAACATCCTTCCGGTTTCGCCCCCCATGTCAGTACCCTCCGGTCTCTTCGGGGACGGCACCCTCTACCGTTCCCATGTCTTGGGTGTTTGCGTTCATCTCCATCGGGCTTGGAGACATCCCGGCAGGCGCTCCCCCTGGAGAAACGGGGCCGTTGCCGATGCCGCCTCCCTGCTTCGCAGCGATCGCGAGCTGCTCCATGAAGCCTCGGAGGATCCGGCGCTCCTCCATGTCGAGGACGCGATCTCCCAAGAGAAGGGCGAGGCCGGTGCGTGCCCACTGCTCGAGGTTGGTGGTTGGACGGTCAGGCGGGGCCTGCGCCAGCGGAGACGCAGCCGTTTCAGGCGACAATGGAGACATGGCTCTCTACCTCCCTCGGATCTCGGCAATTCGTCGCCGGCGCTTCCGCCTCGACGACTGCACCCTGTAGGGTAGCCCCTTGCGGCGCGTCGACGCAAACTCTTCCAGTTGGGCGACGCTCATTCCAGTCCTGGTCCGCTTGCCGGCTCTCGCGCGCGCGAGGTCTGCGCCAATCATCCTCTGTTGAGCCTGCGAGACCGCCGGCATCAGTAGCCCCCGCGTACCGCTGCGACCTTCGAGCGCTTCGCTTTCTTGTTCTTAGCCGCTCGTGAGCCTGGTGTAATCATCTCGTCGATGTCTTCCGCAGTCACCGGAGCGAACTGAGGGGTAGCTCCCTTCGGAAGATGTTCTGTCTCCGAGCGCTTCACGTACTCCCCGATGGTTGTTCGGTTCACGTTGCGCCTTAGCGCGGCCGCCCGGGCCCTACGTCCGGACTCGGCACCTCCGATATTCAGGCCGCGCGCGTTCTCGTAGGCTGTGATGATGGAGTTGATGAGCTTCTTGGCCGCCATCGTGTACCTCCTAGTATCCTGCCCGCATGGCCGCGATCTTCGCACGCTTCTCCAAGGACTTTCCGCGCTTGACCCTCAGAAGCCGCGGATTCCTGGCTACCGCGGCTGGGCTGGCGTTACGCGCTCCGGCTGCGATCACAGCGCCAGGGTTGCGCGCTCCCGATGCCGCAGCGGCAGCCATCGCTCCCTTGAAGCCGATGTGGGCCACGCTTTTGTGCTTCACCGTCTTCCTCCATTCGATCGGCCACCGTTCTGAGCCGAGGCCATCTGCGCGGCTTGGAGCTGCCTCAACGCCACTCGCTGTAGGATAGCCGCCCGGTCTGGATAGTCGAGGTCCTCGAGGAGTTGCTGCCCGTCGATCACCCCTAGCTGCAGCAGTTCCTTGTCGAGGTCAATCCGATCCTGCTCTCCCTGCGCGGTCCCGCTCTGAGAGGCCCAGCGGACCTCGAAGTCCTCGGCGCTGAAGTCCTCCGGATTGAGCCACATGTCCTGACCGTCGTTACCCCTGAAGTAGATCACGTCGCGACTCTTGGCGATGTCCGCGCGGATCATCTTCTGGAGGAGCACGGCTGCCCACTCGAGCGTACCGGAGCCCTTGGCTCGCGCCCGACTCGACGCCGATTCCGTGAGCTGCCGAATCGCGGATGCCGCCTCAACTCCGACTGGCCTCTGGCCCTGGAGGGCGTCGGGCGTTCCCGAGACGATCTGGATGTCCTGCCTGCGTCCCGCGCGGCGGACGAAATGGGATTCGGCCACGCCCTGAGGTTGCAGGTAGTCCATCCTCGACCCGCGCGCGATGCGTAGGATCTCGCCGCCCTCGACCGAAGCCTTGTCTACGGAGAGCCTCGAATCGGTGTTCGTAACCACCGGGGGGTTCGCTGTCAGTTCCAGCGCCCGCGAGATCATCGCGTCCGAGCGGTTGATGTCGCGCTGGACCGGGATGATGTCGTCCTGCTCCCCCTTCGCGTAGAACCGGCCCCCCTGTTCGTAGTCGCGGCCGATCACGAGCGGAATCCCACCGAGGACCGGGTCCACGGGCCTGGGGTTGTCCAACAGCACCCCGCCGGCGGTCATCGGAATCATCCGCCATCCGGACGGGCAGCACGGCTCCTGGCGGGTTAGCGAGTGGGGCACGTTGAGCGGCCCGGCATCGTGCTCGATCGTCCTGTCGCCGACGTAGCGCACGTCCATGGTCGTGTAGTCGCGAACGAAGAGCTGGATCAGGAACGCGGTCTGCCCGAACACGGAGAACGAACCGGTGTCGATCCCGTACTCCCCACTGGTCGTCGCCGCAGCCTCCCCCTCCATGATCGCAGAGGGCATCGTCAACGGACCCGCCACCTGGATTCCGGTCAGTCCGCCTACGACCCCGGCGGCATCGAGATACGGTCTCACCAGGACCTCGTAACTGGGGCTCGCGATGTTGTCAGGTTTGATTCGTTCCGCGACCTTCGGGAAGAGCGCCCGTAGCCGTCGCACCGAGACCGGCCTGGCGATGGCGAAGCACTCGAGTTCGGACTCTTCGGCCGCCTGGTCCGGGTAGAAGTCGAACGGGGAGAGATAGCGCGGAACCGACCGGCCATGCGCATCCCAGCCGATCATCGGACAGCACCAGCCGTACTTGAGGAGGTCCCGGACGGCAACCCGGAATACTCGGTCGAATCCGCTGCTGTCCATCTTGTAGATCGCGAAGTCGCGGAGCCGCGAGAGCTTCGCGGCGTCCATGTACCGCCGAGGGACGGGCTCCGGTCTCGGCTTCGCCTGTGTCAGGATGGGCCACACCGTCTCGACTGTCGAGAAGCAGTAGTTTGTGACGGGATTGTTGCGGTTGTCCCAGGGATCGGTGTAGTGGAAGCCGGCGTAGTAGAGTTCGCAGGTCTTGAGCCGTTCGGTCTCCCCGCGCTTCAGTTGGAAGAGGGTGTTCCACTTCTCAGCCACCCAGGCTCGGAGCTTGTCCTCGTTTTCGCCGAACGACCCGAACGGTGGAGTCTCCGGTACGTGCCGCTCACTGGCGGTGAAGAGAGACTTGTCAGGCAGCTCGAAGACGAGTCCAGCCATCAGATGGCTCCCTCCTTGCGGAGTTTAGAGGTGAGCGGCCCCTCCTTGACTGGCTCCCAGTCTTGAACTCCATGCGCCTGCTGCAGCTGTCGGTGATGGGCCCGGTTCTTCACGACGCACCCGAATGACCAGTTGTAGTGCTCCGGGAAGTCGTCCCGGACTGCCGTAGCCGAGAAGATGCGGGCAGCTCGGCGTCCGCAGGAATCACACTTGACGGCCTTGGGATGGCGGTCGTCCATGCGCCGGAACTTCTCGGTGAGGTGGCCGCGCGCGCACTGGTACTCGTAGGTCGGCATTAGTGCGCCTCCGGTACGGAGACCTGCGCCGCCCTGCGGGCCATCTTCACGTTCGCCTCACCCATCTGGACGAGCGCCTCGATCGCTATGATCCGCAGTCGCTCGGGATCCTTGCCGTCGACTCCGCGGATGTACTCATCGGCGCAGACGAGATGAACCGGCAGCGCCTCGCACGCCGCGTGGTTCGGCGTGTAGCTGCCCCTCATCGGATCGCTCGGGTCTACCGGTCTTCCGCAGAGGAAGCAGCAGGCGAAGCCCTCTTGGTCGGCCCAGCGATCATCGTCGAATGGGCGGCTTCCCGTCACCTGAGACCTCCCAACCCGAACCTCTTCTGGCGAGCCTCGCGGGAGAGTATAGCATCCTCCAGATTGAGGACCTCATCGCAGGTCATTCCGGTCTGCACGAAGACGTAGCGCTCAGCGGCGGCGGCGCCTTCGCGCTCCTTGAGCAGAGCGGCGGTGGTAGCGACAGCTCTCACCACGGGCTCCGGATGCGGCTCGAGAGGATTGTTCATCGAGCCCCGGTGGGCCATCAGGCAGAGTCCGAACGCTACGAGCAGGTCCTTCTCAGAGCCTACACCCGCCTGCACCTTGTCGTCGATGTAGACGAGCGACTGGATCTGCTGAACGACGTGGGGGCAGCGGATCCTTCCCATCCGCATACGGACGTACTTCCGCAGCGTGTTGAACAGGTGCTCCCGGTTCCTCCTGGTCGTGATGTAGCCCGGCTTCTCGGTGACCTGGCCGGCGACGGACTCCTCGCTCACCTTCCGGAAGTAGAGGTTCGGATACCCCATCTGAATGACCGTCTCGTGGAACAGGATCCCGTGGTTGTTCGCCTCGTTGATGATGACCGCATCGTTGAAGTGCCGGGCCAGGTCGATGGCGTGGCAGGCGAGCACGTCCGGAGGAGCCTTTCCGTACCACGTCGCGGCCACGTCCATCGTCTGATCGTCGAGCACGGCGAGAGGCGACGGATCGGATCCCGGGTCGCCTTCGGATGGGTCGGCCCCCACGACGTAGGTGTGGCGGGCCTGCGGCTCGAAGAAGATGCGGAGCCTGCCCCGCTCGGAGACTACGATCTCAGGCGCGCCGATACCCGGAGGCTCCGCCTCGATCTCGCACTGGTCCGGCAGCTCGCGCGCCTGCACGAGCGCCGCGAGAGTCTTCGTGTAGTGGGCGACGCTCTCAAAGTCGAACGCGGGCCGGCCAGAGAGCCGGAACGCCTCTTCGGGAGTGGCCGGGTACTCCTGGGCGAACTTGTCCTCGTCCCCGTCGAGGTTCGTGCTGATGCACCACCGGCGCCACTTGAGTTTCTCGTTCGTGATCTCGGGGTGCTCGCGACAGAGTCTTTGCTCGGGGAATGTCCGCACGAACCGTTCGCCGCGGAGCGGCAGTTGGTACTCCTCGTGGCGGAACCAGGGAATGAAGACCGGGGTCCAGCCCTTCTCGTCCTCGGGAATGTCCTTGTCGAGACCCTGCCCGATAGCGCGCTGCCAGAGGTCGTGGAACTTCTTTCCGATGCCTGCGATTCCGTTCGCCGTGCTCTCGATGACGGCCAGGGAGTCGATCGTGAGCGGGACCGTTTGCATGATCGCGGTAAGGGTCGCCTGGGCCTGCTCGAAGTAGGCGAACTCGCTCAGGTGAACCTTCTGGGCGGTGTACCCGCGGGGATCGCCCTGGACCTCGACCTGCATGCGGGAACTGGAATCGAACTCGATCTCGTGGACGTTCGAGATGCGTGTCTGTTGCCTCTGCGGGAGCATGCGGTGGTAGTTGCGGCTCATCCGGAACAGAACCCGGGAACTCTTGAGCGTGTGCGCTACCACGAGCGCGGAGCGGTTCGCTCGCACGAGGCAGTCCCAGAAGAGCAGGGCCTCGATCAGGGTGGAGATGCCGACCTGCCGTGCCTTGAGGATCACGAGGCGCGGCGGGACGCCGGCTGCGATCAGTCTGCGGATGGTTCCGAGGACGAACTTCTGGCTGCTGTTGAGGATGAATGGCTGCTGCCGGCCCTGCTTGGTGATGATGGCGAGGTAGTCCCGGCAGAACTCCTCGAAGCGGCTGAGTTGCTTGTAATACTCGAGCCCGGGAAGTTCCGGCGGGGGCGGTTCATCCCCCGTGGTCGCGGGAGGCCGAGTTACTCCCCTAGCGGGGCTGTCCGATGAACTGCGGGGCTGTCGACTGCGGTGCGCCCGAGCCGGCGGTTGATCCGGTGGCCGTTCGGCCGGATCGGGCTTCTCGAGAGCTTCGCGCTCCAGTTCCTTCTGCCGTTTGCGTTCCGCCAGTATGGCCCGCTCGCGCGCTAGTCGGGCCGCCCATTCGTCCCTATTCCGGGCTGATCTCTCCGACCTGCTTTCCCGGCGTTGGCCGCGCGCTCCTGACGATGCCGGCCCTCTCGAATCCCTGGAAGAGGGTGAGTAGGGCGGCTTCGAAATCTCCGAGCTTGGAGGCGATTGCATCGGCCTGTCGTCCATTGGCATCCTTCAACACTGCCAGCGACCCGACGAGGTTGTCCAGCGCAGAGATGACCTTGGCGTTGGACTCGGCGTGCTCGTTCGCCTGCTTCACAACCGCGTTGGTGACCGAGTTCACGGCCTGAGCTGCGTTCAGGTAGGAACTCGCCGAGCGCCAGCCGGCGTAGAACGACGCAGAACTAACAGCGGCGATGAGCAGGAGAAGCCAGAGCGCGTCGATCATCTCGGCCTCCTCGCGGCTGCCGGGCAGAGACGATTTCCACGAGCCACGATCACGAACCTGGGCAGCTTGCACCGCTCACACCAGTCGCGGATGCGACTCCAGACGTGCCGCTCTCGCTTCGCACGTCTCACGCGCCCTCCGCCGGCGGCACAATCTCCATCTGCGGGGAGGGCTTCGCCGTGACGAGCGCGTGGATCTCCGACTGGAACGCCTCGATACGCTTCTTCGCGTCCTTCGCGCGCTCCTGGTGCATGTCGAGTTCCTTCTCGAGTTCCGCGATCCGCGAGTAGAGCGCTCGCGCCTTGGTCACGATCACGAACGATTCGGCTGCGTCCATCTGCGGAACCGGCTCTTCTTCGGACTTCTTCGCCATGACTTCCTCCTACGGGTTCAGAAACGGATCCCGCCAAGCGGGTCCTTCTTCGCTTCCCGGACCATCATGTCGAGCAGGTCGCCCGGGCTCACTCCCAATGGCTTCGAGAGCTTCACGATCACGCTCGCGCGCAGGTCCGGATGGCGCCGCATCCAGAACATCTTGCCGGATCGCAGGTCCGCCCGGCCAAACACGGCCGATCGACTCGGCTTCCCTGGCAATTTCGTCCTCAGTCGGTCCAGCACCCGCTCCCAAGCAGTCAGCGACTGGGCACCCCTCGCGACCTGGCGCCTTGGGGTTGACGCCGTGGACCGGGCAGCAGAAGAACGAGTCATCCCTTGATTCCTCCCAACACGTCTGGCAGACCCCGTTCACCGCGGGCCGGCCAGACTCATCGACCAGCCTCACGATTCCGGACGGAGAGTGGATCTTGCAGATCCCCCACGTCGAGTCCGGAAGTACGTCACCCTCGAAGCGACTGTCGGACAAGTACCCCTCGCGAAGGCATCTTGTGGCTCGCCCGCCGCTCTACATGTCACGGAATCGGAACGGTGCGGACCTCTTCCGAGAAGGCGAGCCACGAAAGCGTCCCGGCCGCATCGGCAATCTACTCAACCGATCCGCTTGCGGTCAAGCGAAATCTCTTGACACCGGCGGACGGTGGCGGCACCATGCCGATCGCCCGGCCCCGATCGGTGCCCTGAGCCTTCGCGGCCGCGGGTCCTTGAGACCGCTGAAGGGCCGGGCGAAGCACCTCGCTCAAGGGAGGCAATGGGATGTACGGCAAGATCCACGACTCCATCTTCAGCAGTTCTCTCCTCGATGGGAAACCCCCAGACCAGATCCACACAGCGTACGTGTTCATGTGCATGCTCACGATCGCGGACGCGGGAGACGACGTCACCGAGTCGAGGGACGTGTTGGCCGCGACGTTTCGAGTCAGTCGGGAGACATTCGACCGCGCGATAGCCGAACTTGAGAAACCGGACCCACTCAGCCGGACCCCAGAGGCGGAAGGTCGCCGCTTGGTGAGGCTCGACGAACGACGCGACTGGGGCTGGCACATCGTCAACCGAGATCGGTACAAGAAGCTCGCGACCATCGAGGAGCGTAGAGAGTACCAGCGCAACCTTATGAGGGATCGTAGGTTGCGTGGAGTTAGCAATCCGTTAGCAGGTGTTAGCGATGTTAGGTTAGGCAGTAGGCAGGAGGCAGTAGGCAAGAGACAGAAGAAAGACAAAGACACTGTGACCGCTGCGCGTTCACCGTTCGCGAAACCTAGTCTCGAAGAGGTCACAGCCTACTGCCGGGAGCGCCGCAGCTCAGTCGACCCGCAAGCCTGGATGGACCACTACGAGTCGAACGGCTGGAGGGTCGGCAGGAACCCGATGAAGGACTGGAAGGCCGCGGTGAGGACTTGGGAGAGGGATCGACTGCACCAGACCACGATCGGCGCGCCGCGCGGGCCTGCGGGCGTAGCGAGCGACGGAGGCGCCGCGTTGAGGAAAGCTCAGGCCGACCGCCTAGCCTGGGAGAGGGAGCAAGAGGCCGATGGGGAGGGCAAGTGACCCGCCCCCGGGAGTTCTCCACAGCAGTTTGGGATCTCCTGTCCAGATACCAGTCCGAGGGCCTCGTAGAGCGCGACTGGGAGCCGCTCGGCGATACCGACCGGGAACACCGATCCTCGATCGAGTCCAAGGCGTACATGACCTGGCTCGATAGGAACCAGGAAGCCTGCTCCTGCCGACACCCCGAGACCTGCAGATCCATGTTCCAGAACCGCCACAACCCGAACTGGAGCCCTCCTGAGCGGGTACCGGTGGTCGAAATCGTCGCCCGTGCGCCGGCGTTGCCGGAGGTCCAGGGATTCGACAGGCCGTCCCCTTCGCTTCCCATCGGGGACCTGTGGCAGGAGTACGAACCCCAGCCGGCGGAGGAGGACATTCCACCGCCAGCGGAGGTGGCGTGAAGCTCGTCTATGGCAAAGAGTGGGTGAAGGTTAGGCCAATGATGAACAGGCGATTTGGGTTTGGCGCGGACCCACGTTGTGAACTCTGCTTGCGCCTGTCCTGTGCCGCGGCCTGGTACAGCATCAAACGGCACAGGTTCCGCTGTTTCAAGTGCTTCACGCCGGAGGTGTGATGGACGAGGTCAGGGTCGAGTTCTTCACGAACGCCAAGGTCAAGCGATACCTGGAGCAGCTCGCCCGTAGCGGCCTCTACGGCTCCACGGTGGCCGAGGCCGTCGAACGCATCGTCACCGGAACGATCGAGGACATGCTCGTGAGCGGGCAGCTCGATGAGATCCCCAGCGGCGAGGTGTGAGGTACCGAATCACAGACCAACCAGGGAGGGCATGATGGGCGAAGACCGCCAGAAGCGAGAGAACCGGATGGCCGTGCTGGCCTCAGTCCAGGGCCACGAGTCCACCGTCGCGCACGCCTTCAACCACACCGGAGGCACCTGCCCCAAGTGCGGTTTCGGCCAGCACATGCTCATGTTCTGCCTCCCGGACCAGTCCGTACTCCCAAGGGTCCGCGGCTGCGAGCTGGACGGAGAGCACCTCCACCGCCTCTGCGGAGCCTGTAAGTACCCGTGGGTCGAACGCTGCCTCGACCAGGCCATGCTGGCCCAGGAGGCCGGAGAGATGACCGCGGAGTCCGAGATGGCCGCGGCGCTGGCGGCCCTAGCGCACCGCGCCGGAGGACTCTCGCTCGACCGCGCCATCGTGGGCACCTACCGAGGCTGGACAATCCGCTTCCACCGGGACCCGGCGCAGGGCACCCTGACGATCACCGCCGAGCCCGCCCCGCCACAAACGGGCCAGCCGGCCCACCCGGAGCCCCCGCAGGCGCAGGGATGAGCCGATACGCTGACAGCACTGGAGTGCCGGTAGACCGCTCCAAGGCAGAGATCGAGCGAACGCTCGACCGGTACGGCGCCACCGGCTTCCTGTACGGCACCAAGGCCGGAAAGGCTATGATCGCCTTCGAGGTTGAAAGGCGTCACGTCCGGATCATGCTGCCGCTTCCACTCGGTACGGATGCGGAAATCGAGCGAGACGGCAGAAACCACAAGCGGACCAAGCTGGAGATCGAGAAGGCCGTCGAAAAGGAAACCCGGCGCAGGTGGAGGGCCCTCGGACTCGTCATCAAGGCGAAACTGGAGGCCGTGTCGTCCGGCATCGCGCTCTTCGACGACGAGTTCCTCGCGTACATGGTCCTGCCCACCGGAGAGTCCTTCGGAGAATGGGCAAGACCACAGATCGAAGGACTCGCAAAGGGCGGGAAAATGCCAGCGCTGCTGTCCTCGGGAGGAAGGCCATGAACTCAAGACCCTGCGCCGGATGCGGCCGAACCATCTACTGGGCCAAGACCCAGGCCGGAAAAGCCGTACCGCTCGAGAAGATCAACTCCGTCGCCGTAGGACTGGACGACGTCGCCACGGAAGCCGGCCCCGTACTCGTCAACCACTTCAAAACCTGCCCCAAAGCCGACCAGTTCAGCTCCAGAATCCGGGGATGAGACCCCAAGAACCCACCCGATGGGACCCAACCAGAACCGGAGAGCCAACAATGACGGCACTGTCCAAAGCCGAACGCGAAACCTGCATCCTAGTCGACTACAACGGCATAGCAACCATCTGGAGCTGCTCAAGACGGTTCAGGGCCCGCCTCATCGAACGCCTGGGCCCACCACACCGCACCCAAGCCGAATCCCTCTTCTGGGACAAACTCGACGCCAAAAACCTGGCATGGCTACCACGCCAGAAGCGCCGGAAATCCCCAAAACCCCCCCAATAACCCCCATGCGCGAGTAGTATCCCCCCCGAACCGGTACCGGTGACCAGAACCAACGGAATAAAGTGAAAACCCCCACCAAAACCAGGGGGTAGCAGATGGGACCCATGACGCAGGCATAGGCCCTCCCATCACCACCCCACCAGTTCCCGACCCCGTGGGACTCCGCGCCAGGTGGTGATCGCTCCCCCTGGTCCTGCCGCGAGCCTGCCGGAGCCGTCCCGGTGGACCAGCGCCATCCCGATCGACCAGCGCGCGTCGCCTGGCATGACCCCTGACCGAGCGGAAGCCCACAGGCGCCACGATCCCGGCCTGACCCATGCCACGGCGCCGACCAGCCAGCGATCGCCTCCCCTGACGCCTGGCACGCGCCCCGACCGACCCGCAGCCGCCGGGCTCCCCCACGGCCTGACCTGCGAACCCTCCCGCAAGAGACCGAGCGCTCGCAAGCCGACGGCGCGCCCGTCCCCCGCTTGCATACTACTGTCTTTAATACCGCGTACATCTCCCCGCAACCAGCGTAGTAGTACATCCAACGTAGTACGC